TGATTGGATTGTAGCAGAACACATCAAAGTCTTTGTCGTTGAGATAGATCAGTGGCATGATCTCCATCTCACCGCTGTCCTTGTCGCCTATGATCACGCTCCAGTCCAATGGCATCTGTAAGCTGAAGTTTCCTATGCGTAGATCCACGCAGGGACTGTTGAAGCTTTCAAGGAATATCAGGGGCACGAAATAGTAATCAACGTTGCTCTGGTCGCTATAGTCCAGCACACCAAAACGCACGTCGCCCACGTCGTCTGGTATCTGGTTTAGGTTATAGCTGAGATTGTCGTTGGTCAGTATCTTCATATCACCAGTACTTAGTGATAGATTGACCCAAATGAAGGATTATTCTACGGCGGTTCTGTCTACTTTTTCAATGGTGAAGTCGTATTTGGCCTGAGTATAGAACTGCTTGCGCTTGGTCAGATGCTTGGCACTGAACTTACAGGTGCTGGTTAGGTCCCAGATCTGCACGAAGTCCTTGTCTTCAGCCTTGCGCAATCCACGACCAATGCTCTGGATCACGCGCACAAAGCTCTTGCCTGGCTCCAGCATGACCAGATTGAACAAGCGAGGCACATTGATGCCCACAGCTGCCACGCCATAGGTGGCAATAAGCACCTGTCCATCGCTGATAGCAATGTTGTCGTATTCTTCCTTGCGATCCTTGGTCTTGACTGCACCACTGATGAAGGTGCTGCCTCTGATGAAGTCCTCAAGCATCTTGCCAGTCTCGATGCGGTCAACCAGCACCAAGGTATTGCCACTTTCTTTGATGGCTGTGACCATCTTGGCCATCCACTTGATGCGGTCAGTGTCAGTGGTGAGGAACTTGAGCTCTTCTTGGTAGTTGTTGTACTTCACCGTCTCGCGAGTCTGGAGCACATTGACGTGGCACTTGGCCAATACGCCTCTGTCCTGAAGCTCATGAGCAAACAGATCGCCCACGTTTGGTCCTATGGCTGCCAGCAAACTGATCTGGTTCTCTTCCTCTTCTGGTATGGTACCAGTGAGACCCCAGCGTATGGGTATGTGGCGGAAGTTGTTGGTAAGCAGCTTCGTAAGCACGTCTGCCTTGGCCATGTGAGCTTCGTCCACGATGATGCCCATGAGGTCACGCATGAATATCTCATGCTGATGGTCATCCAAACTGTCCTTGCTCTTCTTGTCCAGCACGTTCAAGCTCTGCCATGTGCAGATGGTATGCGTGCGATCATATTCCTTACGATCGCCATAGAGCACACCTACGTCCAAGCCAAGATTGCGATAGTCAGTTTCTGTCTGCTCAACCAAGCTCTTGTTGGGCACGATCACTATGCTGCGACCATAAGGTTCTATCAATCCGCTAAGTGTAGCAGTGATTAGAGTTTTGCCTGCACCTGTAGCAACCTGTTGAACAGCTTGTAGATTTTCTACGAATGTGTTCACTACTTGCACTTGGTAGTCACGCAACACTATTGTCTGACCGGCACGCTCATGCCCCTTGGGCCATACTTTGTGAGCATGCACCTGATCTGTAACAGTGTTCAGGCTTAGCTCATAGCGTAGCCGGTTGTCTTCTACTTCAAAATCATAACCATGTTCTTGTAGGATTGGCAGCATGCGATCCAGTAGATTGAGGTAAGTCCTACCGCCCAGCGTAGCAAAGCTCTTGGTACCATCCCAGCGTCCAAGCTTATAAGCTGCGCTGTAGCGTGCGCCGGGTATGAAGTATTTCACAGCGTTTACGCAGGCTTTGCGTGCTGCTAGATCAAGATTGTTCATCTTGATGTTTACTTCGTCTTCTATCTCAATCACGCAATGTTTGATCATTTCACATTATAACCTAAGACCTGCTATCACACAAGCAGAGAGGAGGGATCGCTCCCTCCTCTCCATATTTACGGAAATGTCCGATCAATCACATCATCATGCCGGGATTGCCGCCAGCTGGTGCTGCACCTTCATCCTTAGGCTGATCAGCGATGATGGTATCAGTGGTTAGCACTAATCCAGCAACGCTGCAGGCGTTGACCAACGCAGTCTTGGTGACCTTGGTTGGATCAATCACGCCCTGTGCGATCAGATCGCCATACTGACCAGTGGCAGCATTATAGCCGTAGCTGCCTTCACCCTTGCTGACTTCGTTGACAACCACGCTGCCTTCATAGCCAGCATTGGTAACGATAGCACGGATTGGCTCTTCCATGGCACGCAACACGATACCAATGCCTGCGGTCTGATCGATGTTGTCACCCTGCAGGTCCTTGATGGCGTTGCGAGCACGGATCAACGCAACACCGCCGCCTGGTACGATGCCTTCTTCAACTGCTGCACGAGTGGCATGCAGTGCATCATCCACACGGTCCTTCTTTTCCTTGACTTCAACCTCAGTGGCGCCACCAACCTTGATCACAGCAACACCACCTGCCAATTTAGCAAGGCGTTCCTGCAGCTTCTCGCGATCGTAGTCTGAAGTGGTATCGTCGATCTGAGCCTTGATCTGAGCGATGCGATCCTGGATAGCCTGTGCGTCGCCAGCACCGTCGATGATGGTGGTGTTGTCCTTGTCAATCTTGATGCTCTTGGCACGACCAAGTTCTGCGATCGTGGTCTTCTCCAGCTTGAGTCCCATGTCCTCGCTGATAACAGTGCCACCAGTAAGCGTAGCAATGTCGTCCAACATGGCCTTGCGGCGATCACCGAAGCCAGGAGCCTTTACAGCTGCAACCTGCAGCACTCCGCGCAGCTTGTTGACAACCAGCGTTGCTAATGCTTCGCCTTCAATGTCCTCTGCGATGATCAACAGCGGCTTGCCAGTCTGCATGACAGATTCCAGCACAGGAATGATAGTCTGGAGATTGTTCAGCTTCTTGTCGTGGATGAGAATGTAGGCATCACTGAGATTAACCTGCATCTTTTCCTGGTTGGTCACGAACAAGTGGCTGATGTAACCTCGATCAAACTGCATGCCTTCCACGATGTTGAGTTCAGTGTCAAGGCTCTTGTTCTCTTCAACGGTGATCACGCCTTCCTTGCCTACCTTCTGTACCGCAGCTGCGATCATGCGCCCAATCTCATGGTCGCTGTTGGCTGATAGGCTAGCAACCTGCTCGATCTCGGTATCAGTCTGACAAGGGTTGCTCAGCTGATCAAGCTCTGCGATAGCAGCACTTACTGCCTTTTCCATGCCGCGCTTGATGTCCATGCTGTTCATGCCAGTAGCAACCAGTTTGAGACCTTCACGGATCATGCTGTGTGCTAACACCGTAGCAGTGGTAGTACCATCACCTGCGTTATCAGCAGTCTTGCTTGCCACTTCGCGCACCATCTGGGCGCCCATGTTCTCGAACTTGTCCTTGAGCTCGATCTGCTTGGCCACGGTCACACCGTCTTTGGTGACCAATGGTCCACCATAGCTGCGCTCAAATGCCACGTTGCGCCCCTTTGGACCCAGCGTGCTCTTAACTGCGTTGGCCAGGATGTCAATACCTGCCAACAGCTTCTTGCGACTGTCGTCGCCAAAAATAACGTCTTTAGCTGCCATGTTGTTTCTCCTTAGTTCTCAATAACGGCAAAAATTTCTTCTTCTTTGAGGACGAGTAGATCCTCCCCGTCGATCTTGATCGTAGTGCCTGCATACTTGCCAAACAGCACGCGATCATTCACGCTAACATCCAGCGGGATATAGTTGCCGCTATCATCTTTGGTCCCTTTGCCAACAGCAAGTACTGTGCCCTGATCTGGCTTCTCTGCTGCTGTGTCTGGGATGACGATGCCGCCCTTCGTGACAGTTTCACCGTCCACGCGCTTCACTATGACCCGATTATTAAGCGGTCTCAGTTCCATCGTTTTCTCCTTGGTTAAATGGAAGCATTAGCACTCCATGAGTGGCAGTGCTAACTGCTATAATATAGTCACCATATCTCAAAGATGCAAGAGCCGGTTACGCAAGCGTCCACTCCTCCGGCGACCTTTATCGTAGGTCCGTTCACTGCCGCATAATACCACCTGCTCACGCAGCTGGCGCTTATCAAGCCTACGCACCCAGCGTCACGACCATGCCGTATAGTAGCGCCGTCAGGTCCCGGGACCTAGGCTGCTGTTCTGCTCCAGCATAGAAAAGCAGACAGCCACTATTCCTCGCCACCAGGCGATACTCGATAGATGCGCTGGACGACTGGGCTCAAGGCCCGCGCTCCCGAGTTGCCAGCTGTGCGGACCCTGGTTGTTGATCCTAGGCAGATTCCCATCAGCGGCTGCTCTTCTGATGGCACACAGCTCAGTATTAGTTTATGCCTAGTTGATTTTTTTGCAAGCAGCAACTAGCGCTTGGTGCATTTCTGGATCGATCACTGCAAAATCTTCTTGCCGTATGCTGTCAAGCCTAGCAATACAAGCAAGAACTTGGTCACAGGACAACAACGGTTCTCGTTGAAGCTGTGAACTCAAAACCTGCTTGTTATGTATGATCCAATGCAGATGATCAAGCGTTTTCCATTGTTCCAACAGATCAATGATCTTGTTTTTCATGTCTGCTGGCGCATTGCGCAAGTCCAGGTATGCAGGGTCTCTGACCAGATGACCCCATACATAAAAACGAGGTAACTGCTCTTCTACGTATGACATGAATTGGATAGCTGAATTGACATTCAGTATGGTCCAGCTGGTTAGTATCATGGTCTCGCACACCGGAGGCAGGTTCTCCTGATACCATTTTAGGTTGTGAGTAATCGTAAGCCAATCGGCACCAGTACGTTGATAATCATTGACCTTGTCAAATCCATCAATGCTGCATTGCAGTTCTACACGCCTACACTGAGAAAGTAGATCAATCAATCGAGGTTCCAAAAGAACCATGCAGTTGGTGGTGATATCTACTCGCAGGTGACTCAGAGATCCCTTAGCATGGCGTATGTGTGTCAACAGTTCAACGATAGCGTCCTGCTCAAGGCTTGGTTCACCGCCTATGAACCTGATCTTGTCTATGGTATCTACATAGGGTAAAACCAAAGAGATCTGTGGCCTCACTAGATCGCCCGGAACCAATCCCAACGCGATCTCATCTGCTGCCCATTTGCTGCTGCTCCAAGAACCGCACATGCGGCATTTGAGATTGCAGAGGTTGCCCAAGTTGAATTCAATGTAACGCAGTTCTGGCTCAACGGTATGACCATAGTCTAGATTGAAGGCAGTGCGGAGACTTCTCACTCCAGACTCTTCTCGGAGATGGCATTCTCGGCATCCATCCAAACGCTTGTTTAGCAGCATGTCTGTGCGAATGTTCTGCATCAATGTTTGGTTGAAAGGATCGCGCTCGCCTATGTTTGTGATACCGTTACCGTTGTTCCAGAGACAGCAGGGTGATATGCTACCGTTTGATTCTACCACCATGTGCCTAAACGGGGCAGCACAGTAGTGATCCTTGTCTGTCTCTGGTTCCATGGCGGATATTTACTGCGTTCATGCTACCTTGCGGTGGCAGTTCTTTTCAACAAACCGCTGCCAGTTGCCAGGCATAGCCTTGCGCAGATCAGCGATCTTCAACACCATGCGCAAGCTAAGTTCACGAAGCACACGGCTATGGTTCTTGACATAGTCCATGATCTCAGTCTTGGTATCTTCGTCAAAACCATATGAACCCAACATGTTGCTGCGCTCAACCACGTTGCGAATATGCAGCAGCTTCTCGCGAGCAGTCTCAATGCCAATGTCCATGTAGTGGCAGCGGCTAACGATAGCTTCCAGATGGTTGCCAATGCGTGCGCTCTTGACCTGGTCAAACTTCACGTTGGTGATGAAGATCACACCGCCCTTGTATTCAAAGCTGTTGGGGATGTCCTTGCGTTCCAGATGCAAGCTGCGAGTATTCCAGCTGATGCGGCGCGTCTTCTTGCTGTCCAGCGCTGCCTTGAGCACGTTCAAGCTGTCCTCGTCGTAGAGCACACCGTCGCAGTCGTCAAACACCAGCACTTGGCTCTCCTCGCGATACTCCCACAGCTTCTCGTAGAGCACAGCAGCGCTGATGCCGCCGCTGATAACTTCATACATCTGTCCCTGTCCGGTGAGACGTCCAAGCATCTCAAGCGTTTCGTGCAGGGTAGTTTCCACAGTGTGGCTCTTACCAATGCCAGCAGGACCGCTAACCACAAGTCCTTTAACCGTGTTGCTAGCCACAGCCTTGGTCATCTCACCGAGGATCTCAAAAGTCTCACGCTGATCGTGTGCGATCTCCTCGTCTGTCTTGTCCATGACAGGTACGGAGAAATGCTGCGCTGCATCTTTGGTAGTTGGCTGGAAGCAGTGGATGCCTTCCATGTAAACACGGTTACGTCCTGCGCGGAGATCAGCGCCGCCGTCACTCTCTACGGTGATGTACATGCCATCCTTGTCGCGCTTGAGATTGTCCAGCAAGAGGAACGAACGATCCTTAATAGTAGCCCCGCCGCGGGTCCAACCCGAGCTAATGCGCACAAACTGTTCCATTGGAATCTCCGTAGCTGTTGCTCTGTTATGTGCATATTAGCACAGTGCCACAGGCTGTCAACCACTGATTTTCCAAAATATACCTTTGAAATCATTGGCAAAAATAGCGAAAAAACCGTCAAAATTCCAGCAGATTTAGCCCCTAGTGTCCAAGTGAGCGTCTTCCATGCCCTGGATTCGCAAGCGCACGATGTTGCTGATCTGAAACTGTTTGACGTCTAAACCTTTGATCAGTGCAAGATATTTGTTACGCACCAGCGCAACTTCGTTGATCAGAGTAGCCATTGTTACCACGTCATCCTCACCATCAATGTATTTTTCTATGGCGCGATCCGTCAATTCCCGCTGGTATCTTTCCAGATATCTGCGATAGTGATCGCTGCGTATCTTGTCATACTTGATATTGAGATGCTTGAGTATGGCTTCTAACTCTTGTAGTTGGCCAAAGCGATAGGCCATGATACCGCTGAGTTCTTGTGCAGCACGCTCTATGCCTCCAACGATCTTGGCTTCAACCCAAGCAGTTTCAAGTTGTTTTTGAAAGTAGTCGATGGCATCAGGCAACTGGCCAATGTCATCGACTATCCTGTTATACCACATTTAGATACCGAACTTGTTGTAAAGTTCCCACAGTTTCCAATCAAGCCTTTGGAGATATTGAAGCATAGCAAATTGCACTTCAAGCTGAGCTATAGCGATGTCCTTTGCTTCGCGAGAAGCTATGGCATCTTCAACTTTCTTCTGCAGTTGCTCGATGAATATATCGCCTTGTATTGAAACAGAGTCAGTGACTCCTGGCATTGTCATCACTCGTCCTCGTATTCTAGATCATCGTCGTAGTCGTCATAACCACCCGACTCACCAGTGTACTGTGCTTCAATGGCGCTGTCAAGGTGCTCATCTTCGCCGTGAATGGCTTCAAAGTCATCCCTGTCCATGCCCTTGTCAGCAAATATGTTGACCAACTTACGAGCCATGTCTTCTCGTTTGTTGTTGGGAAGCAGTTCACTCACCACTTCCCAAACTTCTAGCAATAGGCTAGCACTTGCATTCATCTATCAATCCTCCGATGCAGCAATCTCTGTGTCGTCGCCATCTGTGTCGGATAGATCCTGAGCAAGCACAACCTTGCTCTCGTCCCATTCAGTCATGATGAGATCCAACAGCTCATTAGTGACGCCAGACCGGAAGTACTTATGTTCCTTGCCAGTTTTGTCAGTGTACTTGAGCTTGTTACCATCCTTGACCAACACGCCCTTCTTTTCAAAGAGATCGATGAGACCACTGTATTCATCCATGCCAGTGTCCCAGGGAATCTTGATCTCAACTGATTCAAACGGCTTGTTATAGCGCGTCTTCATGATCTTACAAGCTGCACGGATACCACGCACGTCAGAGGTCTTCTTGCCTTCCTCATCTTCTTTTAGTTTGAGCTTGCGCATAGCAACAACGATAGATGAAGCATAGATAAAGCCCTGTCCACCTGAGATCTTGTCGTCTGGATCAAACATGTCTTGGCTGGCATAGGTATGATTGGTCACGACCAATCCCACATCATATTCACCAAACATGTTGACTGTGTTACGAACCAAGGATGCCAAAGCCTTTGGCTTACGGCCCATGTCGCCTTTCATCTCGCCAGCTTCAAACTGGTTGACGTCTGTGGGAGTCAGCAACATGCCCAATGAATCCAACACGAACAAGATCTTTGGACGATTTTCTGGATCTTCTTTATCAAACCTGGCCTTGTAGTCCTTCATGAAGTCACTCATCAAGCGAGCAACGTCATCGATCATGGCCATGTTGACCTTGAGCAGCTTGTC